GGAGTATCATCACCACGGTCGCTATAGTATTCAGGACCGTAAGTGTCAGTCTCCTCAGACTTACCATCCTTTGTCCAACGCTGATTAGACCAGCAGGAGGACATGTCACCACCATCGATGAGTTCTGCTACTTTCTCCTTTGTATTGTAGTGCGTCGTAAGTGCCCGACCCAACCAAGAAGGATAACCATCCCAATGATGGTAAGAAGAGAGAATGCTGCCATCTGAGAGTTCGATTCCGATGCGTGAACGTGTGCCCATGTGTGTGATTGATTTGACTCTTTTAATATACACAAGAAAGGGGAGCGGTGAAGCTCCCCTGTGCCACTTTAGAAACTGTCCTAGGTTGTGAACTGCTCCACGACACATGACTCAGTATTTTCTGCAAGTGGATATACTGGTGCCTTCTGAATGTTTTCACGGAGGCGACCATAATAGTCATCGTTCGCTCCTTCATCTTCAGCAGTGATCAGATCAAAACATTCTTCATCATTCTCTGCAACAACAACCCACATTCCACCATATTCAGAACGAGGGAATGGAATGAAGTGGTCAACAGTGTAGAAATACTTGGTCATCGTCTCCTAGGGGGATTTACAGTGTGATTATAGCATATTATTGAGGATCTAGGTATCGACCCTCTTGACTCTTATACTCATCAATGTTATTGTCTCTTCGATTTTTCACATATTCTAATTCATGCCACTGGAAGGATGGACAGCATATGAGAATGTGAATCTTTTTATGCTTTTGTTCTTTTGTATATTCACAGTGTGGTTTATCCTTCACACCAACTTCGATGCTGAGAGTCTCATCACACTTAAAATACACCCATCCCTCATCAACACTGCCGGTTGATCTTACCCAACGAACATAATCATCAACTTGAGGTATATAAGGCATGTTCAAGAGGATTGAGATTGAGTTGCATTGCAGTATAGGGAGTTGTAGACCTAATGTCTACTTGTTCTCCAACTTTTGTGGAGTTGATTGGTGCATGATACTGTTGTTTTTTTGTGTTGTAGAATCCCCAGATACAACGAACGTCAGCGCCGTCATTATAAACAAACCCAGGGTTGCAAACACTCCAAATTGCAAGTACAGAAGCGTTCTTGCGAATCGCCTCGTATCTGTATCCTTCAGGAGGTTGGTGGAAAAACGATGTAGGTAGTTCATGCATCATACAGTAAACGAAGGTGATTGGGATTGTATCCTTCTTGAACTAATTCTTCAAGTCGGACTTTACATTGCTCCTCAGTGAGTCCAGTACATCCAGGTTCATCAATGTCTAACCAACCGACAGTTTCATTGTGTTGGATTCTATAAATTTTGTTCATGTTATGCTACCAAGTAATTTTTTTCGTACTCTAAAAGTTGATCCGGGAAGTGAAGATCACTCTCCGATGCTTTATCTAGCATCACTTTCTTCCATGATGTCACCCTTGCAGGACGAGACAATAAGTTGATGCCAAGATGCTGATACTTTTGATCAGTTGGAACATAGACCTTGTAATCTTCACCATCGTTGTTGGTAAGATGACTCAACTGAATGTTTTCTTCAGCTGTGACAATGATCGTCCCACATGATTTGTAGAATGTCTCACGAAATACACTGTAGTCAGTGAGATATACATCTGGATTGTCTAGGATCATACGACCAACAAATTGTGGTGACAGATAATGATCAAAAACTGTCTTTGCACCACGTCGCTTACAATCGTATGCACTTTGACTAATCAAATTAGTATGATTGGGGTTACCACAGTCAAACACACCCATATAATAAGTGCGAGTGAGTGGACGGAAGAACTCTGGTCTGCCCCAGTTGTGAACATTTGCTTTGAGGGAGTTGTATGTTGTTTCACAATACTCTTCCCAACGGTTAGTGTTACGTTTCATTGATTTGAATTAGAAAAAACAGCAGTCACACCCATAATGCGAGCGTTTGGATGTTGAGCAAGTGCCACTTGTTTTGCTTCATTATAGTCCTTAGCGAAACATTTGACACTAAAAACTTTCCCTGAAACATAGCACTTTACATCGCATTGCATGAGTTTACCTCCGAATTACACTGATAGCGGGTTCACCTTGTTCAAACACAGTGTCAACAACTGCCTGAACACTTCTAGCAGTGCCCAAACCGACACGATCATAGACTGGGATACAAACAAGTCCGAAGACTTTCTCAGACCCTCCTGTGCGTATTACACGCCCAATAGATTGACTGATACCAACATAGTCCATGTTACGCATAAACATAACTGCCTCTAATCCATTGACATTGATGCCTTCAGATAGAATACTGTGGTGCAAAACGATGAATCGTTTGCCAGGTGTCTTCCCCCAAGAATTTAGGGTAGTAAAGAACTCCTCTCTTGTTACCTTGACACCATCAATCACAGCACCAGTCTTGGATGTAATCATCATCCAAGAATAATCACGAGACACAACCTCTTTGCAGAAGTCAGAGTTCTTGATAAGATTGACGATTTGTTTGGTGGATCGAGCACAGACAAGGATCTTGTCTACAGAATGATCATCAATCGTTGTGATAAGATTTTGACAATCAGACTGCTTTTGATCACCAGTAGGCAACTCTTTGACAACAACCTTAGGAGGAAGAATGTATCCTTGCTCTACGAGCTTGGGGGCAGGAACATTACAAATGACCTGTCCATAGACCTCCGTATCATTCATGCCTGGTTTGAACATGCTGTAAGAATGTTTGGGAGTTGCTGTAAAAAAGTAGCAACGCTCTGCATCATTACTGAAATGTTCAGTAGCAGGGAAGAAATTACGCTTCACACTGTTGTGTGCTTCATCGAAGTAAATGGTGTTGACTTCGATGTCTGCCTGCTGAATCTTATGCAGGGAGTTATATGTGGTGAAGATCAAGCAATTCTCACCAGCAGTGCGAGCAACACTGGCGAACAGATGAATCTTCTCTGGGTTGGTAGTGTGGTAATACTCAACATCACCACTATGAACGTGCATAATGTGAGTGTGAGTATCAGGAATCACCTCAAGAAATTCATTGCAGAGTTGTTCTGCAAGGAGAATACGAGGGGCAACAACAACAAAGGTCTGACCACGCTTGACCAGATTCATGTTAGTCATGACATCTTCGATCATGCACATGGTCTTGCCGCCACCAGTAGGGATGATGACCTGACCTTTGCTGTTGTCCCACATTGCATTGACTGCTTTGTGCTGGTGGGGGCGGAGTTGGATCACTGATTTGAATGAACTGGAGTCATTATAGCATAAAAAAACACCCTGTTGGGTGCTTGTGCCAGTTGATCAACTGAATGTTACGACACCCTCATTGGGTCCTGGTTGTGAATTCCAGAAGTCTGCCCAGTCGTTGCTCTTAGCAAATGAGATGTTTGATGTCCTCTTTTTTGATTTAAGATGTGCAAGAACATCAGATGCTTTATTCATTGCCTGCATATGATAATCTACTTCTTCCTGAAGTGTTAATTGAATTGCATCGGCAATCTCATCAGCGGATGCTTCAGTCTGAAGTGCATCATTCACCCATTCCTTCAATCGTTCGATACTGTACGCACTGTAGTCAGAGTTTGCCATTGCGGTCATGTTGTACTGCACTTCTAATCATAGACTGGATCTGTCCCTCTGTCAACCCATTCAACCATTTCCAGTTGGGGTCGTTCTTGTCCCACTCCAGAGAGTATGAACCGTCTTCATTCTGTGTCACTTTGAGACTGTCAGCATTTGTCATTTTTGTTAAATTGTTTACGACATTTCTTTAATTCTTTAAGTTCATCCTTAATCTGTTGATAGGCATTCTCTGTTGATACTTTGTTTGCCATTTCCATAGCAGTAATAATCTCTACTCTTGTACCAAAATGTTGCAATGCTCTCTCAAAACAATCTAGTTCTTCATACATGTCATTTCATTTTCGGATGTAATAATTTAGGTTGCTTGTCAAATTGTATGGTTGCAAACTTCATCACAGGACTCAGAAGTTCCTTGCGTTTCTTCTCAATAGGTTTTGGTTTCGTAACTTTTGCCTTAGGTTTTGGTTTGACAACATCTGCCTTTGGTTTAACCTTACGCTTTGGTCTTTCTGGTTTGACAATCTTGTATCCTCGTTTACATGATGCCTTGTAATCTTTTGGTTTGAGATTGTATCGAGCAATCTCTTTGTCCATGTGTTCTTGGCACTCAAACCAAGCAATCCGGTCTTTCAATTGTAGACGATATGGGAAAGCTTCCCATGGAAACAACTCCTTCTCAGGCATCAATCAATCACTTGAAAATGTACAGAATTAAATTTACCGAGCACACCTTTAATTTGCACCTTTGTATGTTGACGATGAACCTCAACATCAGATACGGTGTAGACACGATCTAAGATCAGCATATATGGGGTGTCATTGTTACCCCAATTTACCTGCTCCTTAGTATATCCTAAAAATCTTACGTTGTCACCTACTCTGATGCTCTCCATTGTTTCCTCATCATCTGGTATTCAGGGTCATATGCTGCAAGATCACGAACTTTCTTGAAAACTTGTGCTGCTAATGCTTTTTCTGATGTCAGAGCATCATTTTCTTGTGGGAGAATTTCTTTAGATACAGAGTACTTTCTCCCGGTTTTGTGGTTAGCATAGCGTCTTGCCCTCGTAAATCCCATCTCAAGGAATTTCCTCGCCATGTCCATACCAATGAAATCTTTCTGCCGCCTGTAGTTGCAGAACATCTCGTAAATTTTATGAGAAGATTGAGTAGCCGTAGGTACATTTTTGAACCTCCAGTGCTTACAGATTTCTTCAGTGTAGGGTCTTACAAGTAAGACACCTTGCTCTCCTCTGCCAATCCTATAAAGTTTTCGAGTCTCATCATCAGTAAAATCCAGAGTTTTGTAGTCTAGATCGTAATCAAATTCCTTCATCAGGTTTTTTAATCAAACTCCAAGAACCATCGTGGTTATCGATCCATTGTAGCACATCTCCCTCTTTCCATCCAGTTTCTTTTAAAAGTTCTTCTGAAAAGGTGAGGATTCCGTCGTCTCCAACAGTGAGTGTTGTTCTCATGATGTTAAATTGTTTGGTGGCACTATCCGAGTGCGCTTCCAGATAATTCTTGTAGCAGGATTTTTTGAAGAGTAGTACACTGCTGATAGTGTTTATTTATACTGTATGAAGTACAGGTTTGATCTCTGTAAGAATTTTATACAATTCTGGACAATTTGCTGCTGATGTTGGAATGAATTCAGTATTAACATCAAACTCATCGTCTCTAATTGCGTGGTTTATGACCACTGAACCGTGTTCTCCAGAGGTTGACCTATGCCAAGTACCTTTAGGTATAATTAGAGCGCCTACAGAGCGATTTAGATGGACTATGTGGTAAGGGTTTTTCCACTCAGGATTCACAACCTCAAAGATTCTGGTGCCATGAACCACACGATTGTGGTCAATTTGATGCTTGTGAATGTAAAACTGTTTAGCTCCTACACTATCATCAGGAGGGGAAACTGCAGGACCATCATGAATTACAAGGTCAGTTGCATTAGAGTCAGTGACTGTAATGTCCGAGAAGATAACATCAGGAGTCTCTCGGAAGATGATCTGCTTGTGAAACTCAACTCTACTCATAAAAATTCTCCATATGGAGTATCATCTTTGTGAAGAAGAACTCCGTCAACTTTACCCAATAATTCCTTCATATCATCAGAAAGAATACGATATCCAGTCCCAACATATACTTGCCCTGCCACCACTGAGACTGTTGCAATGCCCCAGAACACATAGTACCACCTGGATTTAACCTGGTGTCTTTGCTTTTTACTCATTGTCAAGAATCCTTAAGTTTATCTTTGAGGTCCATCACCTTGTTGACTTCATTCACAGCAGCAGTCATCCTTGCCGAAAGAATGTCCATCAGGTCACTGTGAATAACTTCATTCTCAACATAG